CGGTGAGGTTGACGAGCTGGGCCTGGGAGCCGCCCACGGTGCCACCGACCAGGGCGTAGACGCCATCCTGGGCCAGGAAGAGCACACCGAGACCGGGCACCGTCTGAATCGAGTGCGGCGCGCGGCAGGTGATGCCGTTGGAGAGCACCGAGACCTGGAAGCCGGTGTTGTAGTCGCCTTGAACCAGGTCGATGCTGTCCTCTCGGAAGACGACCAGCGCAGTGTAGTCCCCGAAGATGGCCGTAATGGCCCCGCCCTCTGCGGAGAGCTCCAAGTAGTTGCGTGGGTCGAACTGCTCGATGAGGCCCGGCGCGCTGTAGTAGAGCGTGCGCGCATCGTCCAGGCCGCCGTCGAGAAAGAAGCAGCCTTTGTAGAGCGCGCTGAAGCGAGCGCGCGGCGCCGGCATCGGGCCGGTTGCGATGTCGGGGGCAGACTGCCCGGTCTCGCTGGTGCGGACAGCGTCGAAGAAGACGGTCTCGACGTTGTTGCGGACCAGCCCGGCGAAGTAGAGCGCGGTGTTGTCGGGGCTCGCGCTGTCCGCGCTGAAGTTGGCGGTGCGGTAGAGCTTGCGCGCCACCGTGCCCGCTGGGCCCAGCGGNATGCTGACGCCCACGGCGAGCCGGAAGCCGTAGGAGTGCGGCAGGAGCTGCCAGGACACCGTCGCCATCGAAGAGACCGGGCCTTCGCTCCCCGTGCTGCTGATGAAGGCGACCACATAGCCGAAGAGCGACTCCTGCTTGTAGCGGTCGGTGCTCTCGTTCTCGAACAGGCCCAGGCCCCACCGTCCACCGTCGCTGATGCTCGCTGCATCGGTCGGGCACCAGAGGGCCATGCGGTTGCCACCTGGTGGGGGCGGTAGCGTCGGGGCGACGGCTGCGGCGACACGGCCCGGCATGGGCTCCACCCCGTAGGGCTCGGGGCTCGGTGGCAGCGAGACGAAGCCGAAGGGCCGGATACACTGGGCCAGGGTCGCGGCGCTCGGGCTGCTGTCCAGCGGCCAGGGGCGCACGATGACCGGCTGGTCTACCCCGTTGGTGATGACGGTCCCNTAGGGCGTGTCGGTGTACCAGCTCCCCGGCTCGGTGGGCGTCGGAGCGTGGCGCCCGCTGGCGAGCTCCCGCAGCGAGCGGGCGCCGGTGCCGCGAGCCTCGAACACAAGGTACAGCGAGCCGTCCGCTTCNAGCAGGGTGTGCTGGCGAGCNCCACCGGCGAGAGCCTGCGCGATGTGCAGGCTGGTGACCGGGCCCATGCCGTTGAAGGGAGAGAAGAGGCTGCTCAGGTCGGGGGAGTAGGGCTCGTATCCGATGCGAGTAGACCAACCGCCGGTCCGCTGGTCCACCACCAGGTTGACGGCCTCTGCCGCGTTGATGGGCTCGGCGGGTAGCCGGGTCTGGATGCCCCCGGCGCGCTGGACCTGGAAGAGCTCCTGCTTCACGATAGCGTCAGCGGGCCGAAGGGGTTCGGGTAGAAGCGCATGCCCAGCGACGGGCTCCCNTTCTGGATGCGTCGGGGGACTTCGCCCAGGTAGCGNGCTTCAAGGCCGCGCAGCAGCAGCATCTTCTTCCGCTCGTAGACCACCGAGAGGGCCGGCGTGTCNACCTTCAGAGTGAGCTGCTCGAGCGCCGCGTAGGCGATGATCTGCGAGTAGGCTTCAGGCATCAGCGGCGCGTCCTGGTCCTCTTCGAGCCGGGGTGGTGCGATGACCACCCGCACGGAGAGATCCTGGTCGGCGCTCGGATGCGGGTAGAGCATGATGGCCCGGTAGCTGCCGCCGTTCGCGTGCTGGTAGCGAATGGCGCGGGACTGCCACGCCTGGGACTGAAGGGTTGCCAGCGACAGGTCGGGCTCCATCGTGCGGAGCCCGGTGGGCGCGATGGTGTCCTCATCCTTCACGGCACCGGCCAGGGTCACCTCGGAGCGGATCCGCACCGGCGCCAGGATGCCCGCTTCGGCGCAGGTGAAGTAGTAGCGCCTGTAGAGGCCGGTCTCGTCGGGCAGCGTCTCGGGGGTGAAGCTCAAGCTCTCGCCGGTCTTCAGCTCGTAGCTGGTCGGCTGGCTCATGGCGCTCTCGAAGCCGTTGCACACGTCCTGGCGGTAGGTGTCGTAGTTCTGCGACTTTGGGCCCCAGACATTCACCATCGTGACCACGATGGTGCGGTCCACGGTGCCGCCGGCGCCGGTGACGGCCACGCCCGTGGCGGTCTGCGGAGCGGGGACTCGGGTGGCCCGGCTGGGCAGGTAGGCTTCGACCGTGCCTTCGAGGTCTTGGTCCAGGTTGGCGCTGTCTCGCTCCCACTTCGAGAGAAAGAGCGACTGCCTGTGCACCCCGATGCTCGGGTCGGACACGTTGATGACGTTTGTGGCGTCAGAGGGCAGGTAGACCTCGCGGCGCCGGTAGGTCACCACGTAGGGCCCGGTGGGACCTTCCCAGGCCCGGTCAAGGTGTGCCGTGGTGACGTTCTCAATCCAGCGCAGTTGGCGCCATGCGTAGCCGCCCCCGGTCAGCGGGACCTTGATCTCGGCCAGCTCCAGCGCGCCACCGGGGAGCACCCGGTCGGCGCTCACCGTGAAGCCGCCGGTGACCGTGCTGCTCCCGTTGGTCAGCGTGATGGTCGCGGTGCTGTCCGCGTAGACCTTGAGGGTCCGCTCTCGCTGGGCGAAGGCCCAGGCCCGGTCAACCAGAACGCGCTGCTGGGCGTCATTGAGCAGCGCGACGAGCTGCGCGCGGTAGGTCGGGTTGGTCGGATCGTAGTCGAGTAGGTTGCCGCAAAAGTCAATCAGTTCGCCCAGTTTCATGCGGCAGCCTTATGCGCGAGGGATGACTCCCCCCGGCACCTTCAGCAAGGGAACTGCCGGCGCCAGGGGGGTCAAGTGGGACGGAACTAGAAGCGGCTGTAGACCCAGACCGGGCCGACGTTGGCGACGACAGCGCCCAGCGTCAGACCAATGGGGGTGGGCATGGCGTAGTTGGCCGGAACACCGGTCTCCACGTACTCCGCTGGGGCGCACCGGCCGGCGATGGTGCCCTGCGTGACAGTCGCGCCAATCGCGATGCCCGCATCGCAGTTGGCGGTGGCGTGGTAGCCGCTGACCACCACGTCGATCTTGGCGCCGGCGACACCGCCACCAATCGCGACACCGATAGCCTGCCCCGACTGGACGGGGATGGCCCCGCTGGCGGGGGCCTGCACGATGTAGAGGGCCTGGTCCGCGCCGGTCTGCGACAGGTCGAAGAAGACCCAGTCCCCGGCGGCAATCGTGCCGCCCGCGATGAACGTCTCCACCTGTCGGCGGTTGGAAGTGGCGGCGGTCTGGCCGGGCTCGAGAAACTGGATCAGGGTAGAGGTAGCCATAATCAGGCCTCAGCGTTGAAGATGACGCCGTGGCTGGCCAGGTGGCCGGTCACGAGCTGCATGCGGTTGAAGACCTGGGCGCACTCGGTCGCGGTGCCCGGCACGGGGATGAGGTCACCCACCGTGAAGAAGCCATCCACGTCGGCGTAGAGCTGGAACATGTCACTGGACAGGGCGTAGCCACTGACCGGCGAGCCGGCGCCGTTCGTGAAGCCCAGGTTGGGATCAACAAAGATGCTCGCCCGGCGCCAGCGACGACCATGTCGCGGTCCAGCCCGACGCGGTCGCCTTCGCTGATGTAGCGAACGCTGCTCTGCTGGAGGGCCTGGAAGGCCGCGAACATGTTCGGGGACATCAGCAGGATGTCGGGGAACTTGCCGCTGGGGTGGTACTGCGCGCACTGGATGAAGAGGGTGTCCAGGTGGGACAGCGCCAGGGTGCCGCCGGCGGCCACCACCTGGTTCTGCCAGTTCTGGGCCTGATAGGTCAGCTTGGAGAGAGTGCCGACCGTGTTGGCGTTCTGCGCGCCGAAGGCCGCCTCCTCGAACCAGCCCGTGGTGTCGATGGGGCCACCACCCACCCCCATGCCGTTCAGGGTCTGGAGGTCGGAGAGCACCGTGCTGTCGCCGGCGATGATCTGCTTGGAGACCTCCTTCTTCAGCGAGAGCATGACGTTCTTCAT